CCGGAAGGCATCCCTCGTTCGGGGAGCGAGCGCAGTCTGCCCGAAACCGATTCCCGCCCGCAACCTCCAGCTACACCACTCGCGAGTCGTTCGGATTGAAGGGCTCGTAGGTCGTCTTTCCGTTGACGACGAACATCGACAGATTCTGCCCGCGCTTCTGCTTGTCGCGGGGGTTCAGCAGCCCGACATGGACCCACGTTCGCTCAAAGATAAGCTGGTCGAGCTTCACGCCGGTCGTGATGATGTCGGTCATCAGCTTCTTGCACCCGTGCGGCGGGTGAAGGTCAGCCGCGAGGCCGTAGCTGTGGGCCGAGGTGGTCGAGCCGCCGACAGCCTTGTTGACGGCGTCGGAGCGGTAGCCCGAGTTCACCTTGAGCGGCCCCACCTTGGCGCGGATGGGCTCCAGCGCCTCGTTGCAGAGCTTGCGGAGGTTCTCGATGACCTCCGGCGACGGGTCGTTGCTCAACCCCTTCGACCGGCCCGTCGGCGTGTCGAGCATCTCCGACAGCTTGAAATGCGGGCTCAACTGAATGTCGTCGCACTTGCCGTCGCCGCCGCAGCGGTCGCAAGCCTTGTTCTTCCCCCAGCACTTCGGGCAATCCATCTGCATCTGCTACTCCAAGACGACGAGCGCGAGAGCGCCCGCCGCCGCTGTGAAGGCTGCACCGAGCAGCCCGACTGAAACCGATTCCGACTGTGGCAGCGGTGCCGCCGCGAGGGCCATGCCGGAGAGGAATCCGAGCCCCACCGCGCCGATGCGCCGCCCGTAGGGGACGGGCTTCGCCTTCACCACCGCGAGGTCCGCGAGCGCCTTGTCCCTCTCCGAGACGGCGAGGTTGAGCTTGCTTTTGAGTACTCCGGCGTCGGCAGTACTCACTTCTGACCGCAGTACGCAGACGTCCCGTTCCTTCCGAGCGTCGAGCAGCTTGTTGACGAGGGTGTCGAACCCCGCCCGCTGGCAGACGACGGTGTCGGCCACAGCGCGGCACGGCTGCTCTTCTGCCCGCACCAGCAGCGGGGCGCAGAGCGTCATGGCGCACGCGAGGAAGATGCAGACGGCGAGCGTGCGGGTCACTTCTTCCTCGACTTCGGGCCACGATACTGGCTGCTTTTCTTGCAGCTTCCCCAAATGCCCTTCTTCTCCGGCCCCCAGTATCCCCACTCCATCAAGTCGTCCCCTGCCCAGCGAACCGTCGATGCCGGAACCTTGAAGCCGCACACCTTGTAGGACTCCGGGTCGATGCTGTCGCGATGCTCCTTCGCGTATTCCGGCGCGAGCGCAATCCAATCACCGGGGTTCAGTTCAGCCTTCGGCCCTGCCCGGAAGACATGAACCAAGGAATCGGGCTTCCCGCGCTTCCCCCGCATCGCATCGGACACAGGCCACACATACTGCGGGAAGCCTGTGTACCAGCTAGGCGACGCCGTGTAGATGTCCTTCGGCGCAGGGCTTCCCGGCGCAAGAAGGTCGTGCAGCGGCGGGCCATCTTCCGGCGGGCGATGGGCCATCCCGTAGTCGGCCACATTGCCGTCCAGCGAACAGGAAGCGCGACGACGGCCAGCACCACGCTTTCGGGGCACCGCGCAGAGCTTCTTCGGCTTCCTCTTGGGCACGACCTACTCCTCCTTCATCATCTTCACGACGGACCCGGCGACCAGCACCGAGACGAACGCCATGAAGCCCGCAATCGCCATCCGCTTCGCGGTCGTCGTCGCAGGGGTGGTCGAGTAAAACTTGCTGATGGGGAACTCAATCACCGCGATGACGCCCGCAGCGGTCAGCGCGAGCGGGAACAGGCTTTCGGGAGCGGTCGGGTTCGCAGCGAGTCGGCGCATCATCGCCTCCATGAGTCAGCGCCCGGAAACGAGCGCGACGGCGTTGGGAACTGTCGGGTCACCTTCGCCCAGCATTCGCTGCGGGGTTCGGTGTGGTCGCTCTTCTCAATGCACCGAGTCGGTTCATCCGACAGGTCGATGCGAACGTGCGTGTCGAACGTGTGGCCCGCCTCGCAGCGGTAGGTCTGAAGGGGCACGGGAATCTCCTAGTTGCCGACGGGCGCGGCGAGCGCCTCTTCGTACATCGCGAAGAACTTCGGGACCATGTCGCGGTGCGACACGGGCACAACCTGCGCCTCGCCTCCGGCCTTGTTGATGGCGGCGGCAATCTGCGGCATGGCTTGCTTGATGGACTCGTACTTCGCCGCCCAGTTCGCCACGTTGTAAATCATGCGAACCCCTGCATTCCAAGGCAGATTGAGGTAGCGCACGTTGGTTGATGGGTCGATGAGCCCGACGAACGAGAACTCCGGCGAGAACCCGTTCTGAACGTCTGCACCGCCCGCCGAGAAGCCGAGAGCCTTCACTCCGGCGACGGTGAGCCCCTCGCGAGCGGCGATGGCCCGGCCCTGCTGAACGTAGGACGCGAGCGAGCCCGAGCCCGTGTCCACGAACAGCATCAGCGCCCGCCGCTTGAGCGAGTCCGGGGCGACCTTCGCGATGGCCCGCTTGGTCGCGTAGGACACGCTGGGCGTGCCTCCGAAGAAGACGATGAGCGGAGCGGTCGAGAGCCCCGTGGGGACGGAGACGACAGCCTTTCCGTCCTCGTAGCTCTTCACGCCGGAACCGATTTTCGGACTCGACGCCGTCGGGGTCTGCCCCATGAAGAGAACCGCTCCGACACCAAGCGCCGCGAGGGCTGCGACGAAGAGAGCCTTCCGGTTCATCACGCCACTCCCGTCTGCTCGTACTGGTCGCGGTCCCGCTGATAGGCCCAATGCCACGGCTCGTACCCCGGACGCCCGAAGGTGCCCCCGTTGTCCACGAAGCCGTAGCGGCCAGCATTCTCGCGGAGCCAGTTCCACACGGGCGAGCCCTGCGGGCCGACTTGAATGTCGAACGCGGTGCCCTCTTGGTGATTGCTGAAGCCCGCCTGTGCCGTGAAAGGCTTGCAGGGAACATATCGACCCGTCGCAGCACCGCCGACGCAGTTCTCCTTCCGCAGCTTCACCTGCTTCGCCATCGTGCGGAACGAACTGTTGAGCCGCAGGGTGAATCCGGCGCGATTCGCCGCAGCGTAGAGCCGCTGGAACGCCGCCCATGCGTTCGTCGGGTAGGACTGCGCGTAGAAGCCCGGCTGCGACGGAAGCTCCGAGATTTGGATGGGGTACGCCAAGCCCTTGGCGTAGCCGGTGACCTTCACCGTGCCGCAGCCCTTCGGAGTCGAGAGCAGCTTGTCGATGTTCCCGCAGTCGCCGGACGGCGGGGGAACTTCGGGCTCGTTCTCACCGGCACCACCGCCCTCGCCGCCGGAGAGGAAGAGCCAGTAGAAGAGGGCCGCGCCGCCCGCAAGCACAGCGAACAGCGGCACCGCGACGCGGCCCACGGTCACCCGTCGCTTGAGGTCGAGTTCTCCGAGCTTTCGTCGCCGTGCCATCAGTTCCTGCCACCCTTCCTGCCCCGTGCCCGCTGTTCGTTTCGGCCCAGCGCCCGCCCGTAGAAGAACGCAGCCGCGACGAAGAGGACCGGCCCGAGGAGAGACTTCACCGTGTAGGCGACGGGTCCGTTAGTCACGGGTCACCTTCTTGGACCGGGCGTCGGCCCGGAGAGCGAGAACGAGGGCCACCGCACCGGCGACGAGGACGCCAGTTTTCAGGCGGTCCCACCATTGAAAGTAGGCCGCGCCGTTCTGCATGGCGGTCGTCGCATCGTCGGCCCAGCCGTGAAGCACGCCCCTGCTGGCAAACGGCATCAGTTCCTCCGAATCACTTCGTTCGCGATGTCCACCGAGTCCTGCTCCCGAACGGTGGCATCGTCCTGTTCCAGCTTGGCGAGCCGCGCCGAAACCGATTCCTTCACCTCTGCGGCGTGCGTCTCAGCAGCGACGGCGATGGCTTGGTTCTTCTCGACGGACGCCGCAGCAGCCTTCGCTTTGGCTTCCAGCGCGTCGAGCAGGGCGGTGTGCTTGGCGGTCTTCTTCAGCCACGCGAAGACGAACGTGGCGAGCCCGGCGACGAACAGCAGGAACGCGGTCATCACTTCTTCCCCTTGGCCTTGACGGCAGCTTCCATCTTGCTGATGCGCTTGCTGAAGGTGTCGAGACGCTCGTCGATTTCTTCATTGGAGCCGCTGGCGCGTGCAGACAGGCTGGACGCCTTCTCGACGGCGCTGTCGGCTTTGGCCGACACAGCGGCAAGCTGGTCGCGCAGGGACGACAGGGCGCTCTCCGCGAGCCGAAGCTGGGACTCCGCGCTCTCGACCTTCGCCGCGAGGGCCGCACGCTTGGACTCGCACTCGCCGTGCTTGTCGTCGTCGCGCTTCTGATTGTCGGCCTGTAGCTCCAGTTCCTTCATCCGCTGCTCATGGGCGAGTTCGTCCTTCTTCGCCGCAGCCTTCTGCTTCGACTGAAGGTACTTCCACACGGCACCGCCACCGCCGACGACGGCGATGAGGGCCATGACGATGCCGGTGGCACCGCCGCCAGCATTCGCGGCGATGCGGGAGAGGTCGTCGGCGCTGGGAACGGCGGGGACTCCGACGGTCGCGGTGACGGGCGCGGGTACTTCCTGTGCGGGCTCAACAACGACGTCGGGGGTCAGTCTTGGCAGGGACATGGTCTTCTCCTTGTGAAGACGCAGTTTCGCACGCGGGGGCTGTTCCTGCCACGCGGTGGTCGTTTCCGAGGGTGACTCCGGGGGTGACTCATAGAACACCCAGCCCTTGAAGCCGGGTGGGAGACGACAACCTCCCGGCGGCTCGCCGACGTCAGAGGTGAAGCCGTTGGCGTTGAGCTTCCACGGGCATACGGGGCGTGTGTCTTCCATCGGAGACTCCTTTGTCCCCGAGGCGACTGTACCCGAGCCGGAATCGGTTTCGCTACGGGACCGGCACGCTCTACGCCCGCCGCCACGTTGCCTGTTCCTTGAGCATTTCGATGAACTGGTCACGCTGCGACATGAGGTACTTCTCGCGTTCGATGGTGCGGTCGCGCTCGCGCTCCATGACGTTGTCGATGCGGGCTTGCAGCGCGGTGATGCGCGAGAGGAACTGCTCGCGGTCGGTCTGCCACATTGAATGCTGGTAGTACAGCACGCCCACCATGATGAGGATGGTGAAGGACTGCTCCTTCAGCTTCCCGAGGAACGTGTCGGTTGCGCTGGGAGCGGGCGTCTGCTCGTCCATCACTTCCTCCGTTTCAGCTTCTTTTCGAGCTTCTTGAGAGCCGGGTAGTACCCGCCGCCCTTGAACTCGCACAGGTGCGCGGCGGCAATCTTCGCCGTCTTCAGCACGCCGCCCCGCGTGACGTCGCGGTGTTCGCGCTCAGTCTCCATGCCCTCGCGAAGCTGGGCGATGGTGAAGCCGCACTTGCGGGTCCACTTCGGGAGGCGGGCGGCGGCACGCTTCACGGTGGCGAGCGGGATGCGCCCGGTCTTCGGGAGGCCCGAGAGCAGGAACGTGTCACCGTCGTCGCTCCACGGGTTCTTCACGACTTTCACGCGGGGCTCACGCCTTGCGAACCCCTCCCACGACTTGGTGGACGAGGAATCTACGCGGCCACCCGAATAACTGGCGACTCCCGCGCATCCGCGAGCCTTCACTTCGTCCCGCAGGAACTTGAGCAGTTCGGGGTAGAGCCCCTTTTTCTGCCAAGGGGCGGGTATCTCTCCGACTTCGACGGATGCCCACCCCGAGTTCCATGAGCAGTCCGCAGCCTTCACATGGCCCGCCCACTTGCCGTCGGCAGTTCTCGCTTCGACCGTGTACCGATGCTCATCTTCGTCGTCACCGCTGTCTGTGAAGCGCAGCTTGAGGCCAAGGTCTTCCGCGACACCCGCGAGCGGGATGCGCCCCTTCTTCGGCAGTCCCGCGAGTCCCTCAAAGTAGTAGTTCCCCGAAGACATCCCGTCGTTTTCAAACTGCACGCGGGCCTCCCGCTTGGCGAACTTCTTCCACGAATCCGACGACTGATTTCGGATGCGACCCGCGCCGTAGCTCGCGATGCCCTTGCAGCCTTCGCGCTGGGCAAAGTCACGAAGCTCCGTCAGCATCACAGGGTAGAGCCCCTTGCCCTGCATCCACAGCGCAACGGTTGTGCCGAGGATGGGCGCATACCCACCCTTTTCGCAAAGCTCCGCAGTAACCCACCCCGCTTCTGTGCCCGATTCGGGATGCTTTGCGGTCACCCGAAAGTTCCCCGACTGCGTGAAGCCGGGCGTGAGCGTCAGTTCGGGGAACGTCGGGAGCGGAGCGTTCTTCTTCCGGCGCGGCTTCATCGGAACACCTCCCCCACCACGCGGCCCGAAACCGATTCCCGGCGCTCACCGAGCCGGTCTTGAGCGACGACGCGAAGACGACAGAGCCCGCCGGGCTGCACCGCACCCTTCACGATGGAGCAGCCCGACGGAGCCCGCCAAAACGCGCAGTTGGAACACTTCATGCCCGTGCCGCGATGCGGGTTCTGCGGCTCATCGACGTAGCAAGCGCCCTCTGTGTCATGTGCTTTCGACCACGCGCCGACTTTCGACGCGATGGCAAGCTGCGTTCGGATGACGAGGTTCTGCCGTGCCGAGTAAGCCATGCCCGTCCTCTACCGGCGACGGTTGCGCCGTCGCAAGCCCTGCATCGCGCCACCCACCGCCGCGCCCTTGAAGGCTCCAGCGGCCCACGCCACACCACCCACAACGACGACGGCGATGAGCCCCTTCTGCCACATGGGGAGGTTCCGCAGCTTGTTGATGAAGCCACCGCCGACGGAGCCGCCGGGCGTGTCAGCGCCGGGGGCCGAGGCGTCGTTCGCGGTCTTTGCGAGCTTCTCTTCCTGCTTCACGGTGGCGGGCGGCTTCGATGTCGCCGCGTCCTGCTTCAGAATCTCCTCTCGCTTGGCGAGCAGTTCCTTCTGAAGCGCCGTGTAGAGCGCCGCAATCTCGACGCCGCGAGTGACGATGGTCTGATACTCGCTGGAGCCCGTCGTGAGGTTCGCCCAAAAGCCGTCAGTCTTCTCAGACCACGCCTTCCATTCGGCGGCGAAGACATTCGACAAGTCCTGCCACCGCTTCGCGGCGTCGATAGCCTTCGTGGAGCGCGGGTACTTGTCGATGAGAACCTTCGTATCATCCGCGACCTTCTTGGCGTAGTTCCAAGCGTTCGTGGCTTCCTGCCGGAGTTCCTGTGACATGGTCGATTCCTAGCGCCGACGGCGGCGAAGCCCAGCGACTGCACCAGCAGCCTTCGGGCGGTTGAGGTAGATGGAGAGTCCGATGATGGCGACGACGGCGACACCCGCTCCGACATAGAGAAGAGTGTTGTCCTCCTCCCCGAGTTGCTCCGGCGTCGGAGGAACGTAGTTCGCGGAAGCTGAAGGCTCGTTCGTCTCCGTCGCCTTCGCAATCACCTTCCGAATGAATCCGCGAAACTTGTCGGCGTATTCGTTCGCCTTCTTCACATAGTCACCCCAAAGGGTGATTCCACGGGAAGACTCCGAAACGTAGTCGCGGTCCTTGTAGTACTGGGCCTCGACGGGCATGAACTCCGCCCAAAAGTTCGCCGCGCCAGCCGCTTGCTTGTAGTTCAGCGCCGCAGCCTTCGCCTCGTCAATGAGGAGTCCGGCTTCCGCGAACGCCTTGACGGCGTCGTCCTTGCTCTTCCCGAAGCCGAGGAATCCAAGCTCCGGCTTCTTCTTCTCGCAGTACGCGATGTCCATGAGAGCCTCCTATCGTGACCGGCGGCGAGCCCGCCGACGGAATCCCGAAACCGATTGCGCGGCCTTTCGGGCCACTTCCGACGTCCCACCGCTCGCGTAGGCCGCAGCCCCGCGAGCCGTGAGTTCTGCCGCCTTCCGGCCCGCCGACGTCACGTTCTGCTGGCCGCGCTCCAGCGAGTCCGCAGCCGCGTCCGCAGCGGCCCGCGAACCGCCCCGCTTGTAGGCCGAGAAGGTGCGGAGCAGCGGCGGGAGCAGGAAGACTGCGGCGACGCCGACGGTGCCCCAAATGAGGACGTTCTTGATGAACCGCGCCGGAGCCGTGACAACGCCGAGAACCTCCGTCGCGAGCCCGAGAGCGCCCTCTGCGAGGCTTCCCAGCGTCGCGGATGGAGAGCGGGCGTTCCACGCCTCCAGCGCCTGTCCGTAGCTCTTCAGCGCGTTCGCGAGGCGGGTCACCTGCGACTTGAAGGCTGCGTCGGTGAGCCGCGTGCCACCGATGGCCCCGGTGTTCAGCGCCGTCGTCAACTGGGCGAACTCCTGCCCGGCGACGAGCCGCGCCGTCTCCACACCGCCGGAGTCCGCGAGGGAGAAGGACGACTTGGAGGAATCCAGCATCGAAAGCTGCTGCTGGAACCGCTGAAAGTACTTGCCGAAGGTGGCTCGCAGAGTCTGAAGCTCCGCGTCGTTCAAGGGCTTGTCGGCCATGTCCTACCTCTTCGGGATGTCGCAGCGCGGCGGCTGGCGTCCCCAGTTGCGAAGGCTGATGACCGCCTTGGTCGTGCAGCCCCACTTGTCCACCATGCCCTGCATCCGGGCGTTGAAGCTGTTCACCCGCTGGGCGTACTGGCAGTCCTCCGGCTTCCAAGCGGCGTTCGTCTTGGCGACGAGCTTCGCGAGCTTGGGGAGGCGACGCCGGGTGTCTTCAAACGACGCCCACTTCGCACGGGGGTCAGACGCCCATGCCCGAATCTCCGACGGACTCATCGTGATGAGTTCGCGGAATCGGTTTTGGACGATGCGGCAAGGGGACGGCATCCCCGCAGCTTACCCTGCGGCGCGTCGCTTCGACCACCTGCCCAGCATGAACGCGGTGCCGAGGAGGAGGGTCACCATGCCGACGACGCCCCACTTGAGCGTGGACTGCTTGGTCTTCCAGCCGTCCACCGACGCCTGTCCGTAGGGGGCGATGATGTAAGGCTGCGCGATGAGGGGGGACTCGATGATGAGGGTCGGCTTGACGAGCCGTCCCCACAGCTTCATTGGGGCGTTCGGGTCGGGCTTGGCAGCGGCAGCGGCCTTGATTTGAGCCGCCGACAGTTCGATGGGGGCGGTGTACTCCGAGAGGAGCCGGACACGCTTGATGGTGCCCCCGATGAGGTCGCCCTTCGCAATGGCGCTCGTCGCGTTGATGACAGCGTCGGTGTTCTCGCCGCCACCACCGAAGATGGTCGTCGCAGCGTTCGCAATGTCGGTCAGAGAGACGCCGAGAGCCATCACTTCACCTTGGTCGCTGCGTCGGAGCCTTCGATGCGCGAGCGCAGCACTCGCACATCAGCCCGTATTTCCGCGAGAGTGTCTCGCATGAGGAGGAACTGCTCTTCCATCCTTTTGAGCTTGTCTCCTTGCTCGTCGGCCTTCTCGCGTTGGGTGGCGAGCTTCATCTCGACCCGCCCGTCCACAAAGTCTTCGGCCTTCGACAGGCCCATGATGACGACCCCGACGCTGACGACGACTGCCACGATGAGCGAGAACGGTCGGCGCAGCGTGGGGTCGAGGACGGAGGCTATGCGGGAATCGGTTTCGTCCGGCATGGCTGGCCTACGGAGCGACGAGGTTGAGCGTGCCGTTCACCGTGAGGGCGTTCGGAATGGCGGGCTCTCCGTCGATGTTCACAACACCGCCAGCGTCCACCGTGATGGGGTTGGTGCCCGTCGAGCCGGGGCCGGAGTAGGTCACCGTCGAGCCCGACGGCACCTCCGTCCCGCCGCCAAAGCTGTTTGCGTTGGTGAACTCGCCAGCGGCGGTGCGGGTGTAGATGAGCGAGGTTGCTCCCGCATTCGCGACCGCGCCGAAGGTCATGTCCCCGGCGTTGCTCATCACGACGGTGAAGTTTGCCGTGCTGTTCGTGTTGAGGGTCCACCCCGGCAGATTGACGTTGCCGACGAACGAAAACTCCAGCGTCGGGTCCGTCGTGTTCACATTGATGGCGCTGCCACCGCCGAAGGAAGCGGCGTCCAAAAGAATCAAGTACGGATTGCCGGAGAACAGAGAAATGTCCCCCGCGAAGGTGTTTGTGGCGAACAGCGAAACCTTGCCGGGGCCGGAGATGGACAAGCCCTGCAAGCCGCTGATAACCGCCGTAACAGAGAGCGTTGTCCCGAGTTGACCGGCGTCAATAATGAGAAACGAATCAGTCGAAAGTCCGCCCGCGCCGGAGGCAAGCTGATAGCTGCGCGTTCCCGTCGTTGACACGATGACGGGCTGTGCAAGGACGTCCATCGTGATGGTGATGACACCGACGCCAGCAAGCGTCGGAAGCTGCACTTGGTCACCAAGCACCGGGGCGATGCCGCCGAGCCAGTTCGCGCCGACGCTCCAGTTGCCACCCGCCGGGTTATTCCAAACGACGATAGCCATGTTTCACCTCAGTTGTCGCGGAAGACCATCAGTTGGGGAAGGCTCGCACCGACGGTGGTCTGAAGGACCGGCTGCTGGTTGGCCGAGAGGACGGGAGCGCCGATGAGGTTCGTCGGCGTGAAGGTGCCTGTGACGAGCGGACCCGTCTGTCCGTTGAGCGAGATGCCACCCGCAGAAGCCTCCACAACGGAGACGGCGGTGAACGCCGGGACGGCGGTCTTGAGGTTGTCGTTGTAGTTGACGTCGGCCCCGGTGCCGGGGTTGCCGACGTTGAGGCCACCGCCGGTCGAAATCTTCGGTGACCCGACAAAGTTGTAGCGGAAGGCTTGGACCGTAACGTGCATGGCGCACCTCCTCTTACAGCGGGACCGACACCTTGAGCGTGATGCCGACGCTGGCGAGCGTGGCGTCGGAAGCGGCGGGAGTCAGAAGGATGATGGACGTTCCCGGCTGGAACGTCGCCGTCGTCAGCGCGGTGGTCGCGGTGCGCGCGCCCGCCGCAAAGTCGATGGTGCCGATGTTCGTCACCACGCCCGTCGCGTTGGCATAGCTTCCGACGACGAGAGTCTTCGCCAGCGTGCTGGGCGTGCCCGCGACACCGACGGAGGCGGCGAAATCGACCACGGTGTCGGCCCGCGTGACCGGCGTGAAGATGAGCGGCAGGGCGGGCGGCAGGACGCCGTAGGCGAAGCCCGAGAGGTCGAAGGCTTGCAGGGCCGGGACGACGGTCGAGTCCGCGTCCGCGCCGAAGCCGGTGAACGGGCCAGCGGCCACGCTGCTGGGAATGTAGACGAGGAACTCGCCCGCGCCGGACGCCGTGGCGGTGAGCCGCCACACGTTCCCGACGGTGTTCGCCACCGACAGGGTGACCTTCGCGCCGTTCGTCAGCGAGACGACACCGACGAGCTTGCGGAGGTAGGACAGGGCGTTGCCACCGACAGCCGCCGCGTCGATGAGTGCGGACAGGAGCGTGGAGAGCGCGTCGCGCTCCAGCGCCGACAGGGCGACCGCCGACGGGACGGCGGTGACCGCGCCCGTGACGACGTCGGCGTCGAGAATGGCGATGGCGTCCGCGCCGGTCGTGGAGATGGGGAAGATTGCGAACGCCCCGTTCGCGCTGCTGCCGATGTTGCTTCCGTAGGTCGCTGCCATGTGAGTGTGCCTCCGAGAGGGGTGAGCCGGAATCGGTTCTAGCAGATACAGCGACGGCCCGCCGCTCCGGGGGAGTCAGCGGGCCGTCCGTCGAGCCTCACCGTGCGCGAGCTACGCGGCGCGGCGAGCGGCGCGAGTCGTGCGGGGGAGCGGCTTGCGGTACTTGTAGTTGGCTTGGAAAGCGTTGCGGAAGCGCGGACGCCCGCCCTTCTTCAGCCACTTGTTGTAGTCGGAGTTGTACTTGGACTTGTACGTCGGGTCCACGACGACAATCTTGACGGCACCCTTGCGGTACTTGCCCTTGACGTCCTTCACGACGACGCAAAGCTGCTCGTACTTGCGGTTGAGGACGCGGGTGCATTGGAAAATCTTCTTCTCCTTCAGCACTTCGCGGCCACGCGGGCCGGTCCCGATGCGGGAGGACCGCTTGAACGGCTGATGCGAATCGTCAAGCGGGGGGTTGCGGTAGGCCATCTCAGTCTCCGATGCGCCTTCGGGCGCGGGTGCGGGTGATAGTCTGCCCCAAGCAGACTGGGTTTCGCCACTTGGTCAGCCGATGTGAACCTTGCCGGGCTTGATGGGACAGCCGCGAGCAAGGCTCTTCTCGCAGTTCGCGATGATGGTCTTCTTCAGTCGCCGCGCAGCCTTCTGCGCGGCGGCGAGAGTCTTGTGCTGACTCATCATCATTCGGCCATTCGGACCGCTGATGTAGACCTTGTGCATGATTCCAGCCATGAGAGCCTCCGAGAAATGGTCAGATGCCAGCGCCAAGACGCTGCGAGAACGAGAGCGGGTCGAACAGGAGGGGTCGGAAGGTTGACGCGCCGAGCGGGTTCGCCCCGATGCTGCGGATGTAGAGCGTCGAGTCCGGCTTCAGCCAAATGACATCGCTGGTGAGCTTGCCGCCCGACGAGAGGATATCGACGCGCCCGAGGTTCGACGGGTCGTTGGTGAGCGAGAGTGAGATGCTCTGCCCAGCGCCCGTGAACTCAGCGTTCACCTTCAGCGCGAGGAGTTGCAGGTAGTTGTTCGTGTAGAGGTTGGCGTAGGCGTTTGGGCTTATGGGGTCGATGGCCGCGCCCGTGACGCTGGTCGCGACGCCCGTGACAGGCAGCGAGCCGTGGGCCGAGAGGAGCAGGAGCCGCAGCAGCGTCTCGACGTTGTTGAGGCGCTCATTGACGGTGAGTTCAGCCGTCGAGATGAGGTACGGGGTCTGTGCCATTGACTACGCTCCGACGGGGGAAGCCGCCGACGCGGCGACGGGTGGAATCGGTTCTGCGACGGTCTGCGTCGGGACCGGCGTGCGGTCGGTCACTTCGGGCGGGAGAGCGCCACGGGACCGCTTGCGGAAGGCAACGTAAGCTGCCGAGCGCGCGAAGATGGCCTTCTTGAACGCCTCGCCCGGTGGGAGGGCCGGAATCTTGATGGTGGTGCCCTTGTCGAGACGGTCGGCGTCCTCAAACTGCGTCGAGGCGGTGCGGTTGTAGTCCCACAGGAACGGGAACCAGCGCCAATCGCCGTAGGTGTCGCGGGCGATGGACGACCACGATTGGTCGCGCTGCACGGTGAGCAGCTTGTCGGCAGCGCCGGGGGCGGGCGGCGCGACCGTCGTCCCGGCGGTGACAGCCGACGCCGTCGGAAGCTCCATGACGCCCTCCTTGCGGAGGATGGGCTCTGCGGCAGCTTCCCGCTTCTCTGCCTTGGCCCGGCGGGACCACAGGAAGATGCCAGCGACGGCGAGGAGCCCGCCGCCGAGGATGAGGTTCTTCTTCGCGCTTTCGCTGAGAGCCATTGCAATCTCCTATCGGGTCATTGAGTCGAGTTCGGCCAGCGCCTTGTCGGCGCGGCAGTCGAGCCCCGCCTGTCCCGTCAGCCCGAAGCATGGGTCAGCCTGTGCCACCGAGTCCGAGGGTGACACGGTGGCGGTCGCGCCGCCAGCGGTCACGGCGACGGAGTCACCGACACCGGGCTGCGAGGTCATCACCGCCGGAGCGGGCTGTCCGCGACGGAGAAGCTCCGGCGGGAGCCGGAGTCGGGGGATGAAGACCTTCGGCAGCACCGGGGACTCGCCTCGCCGCAGCGGGAGAGCCTCCGCAGCCTTCGGGCGCAGCAGGATGAAGGCGAGGGCCACGACACCGCCGGTCGCGAGGGCGACGGTCGGGAGCGAGACGGTGTCGAGGAGTCCCCCGAGGGCACGGCGGGAACGACGGGAACGCTTCATGGTGTTCATCTCCGAAATCGGTTCTACCGCACCCGGCGACGTCTCGCCATGCGCGGAACCCGTGCGAGGGAAGGAACGGGCTGGCGGGCAGCGGGGTCGGTTTTGGAAATACCAAAGTCGAGGATGGCAATCTGCCCGTTTTTCCGCACGCCCCAGTTCCCACCGTGGAGGTCTTGCGTGAAGATGCCGCCCTTCTTGCCAGCTTGCACCATCGCCCGCGTCATCTTCGGAATCGCCGTGTTGCAGAGGGCGGGGTCTGACTGTCCCCACCCTTTGGCGAGGTCAGTTTTGCATCGGGCGAGTGCATCGCGCTGAAAGTTTCGCGGGAGGACGAATGAGGGGCCGGGAACGAACGGGCCAGTACCGTAGGGGTTGAACCCCAAGGGGTAGCTCTGAACGCTGTCGCTGAACGAGTTCGCGGCCTTAAAGAACGGGACCATCGAAGGGTCAGTATGGTCGTTCGTTGGCGTCAGCCTTTCGGTAACGATGCCGTAGATGGGGGTCATGCCGGTGTTGTAGCGACCCGCAACGTCTCGCCCTTCCAGCTTCGCCACATCGTAGACGCGAACCGTACCCGAGAGCTTCTTGCCCTTGAGGATGGCGGCTGCGGCTGCGTCGTTCGCGTCGCTGGTGAACTTGACAACGCGGTTCGGGTACTTGGCAGACTCATAGACGGTTGCGAACGCCCCGGCACCGAGCCGCTTGCCCACCTTGAAGACCTTGCATTGGGTCGAAGAGAGGTTGAGCCGCACGCCGCTCTGCTCATATTCGGGCGTGCATCCGGGCTGGGGAGCGGAGCCGACTCCGGCGAGCTTGCGGATGCGGGGCTCGCGGACCCGCCGGACCACCTGCTTCGACCTCATCGCTTCCTCCGAAACCGATTCTTGGGCACCTTCGCGAGGGCAATCTTCGGCCCCTTGCCGGGTGCGCTCGACACGCCGAAATCGAGGATGACCGGCGAGCCGTCGGCCCGCTGTCCCCAGTTGCCGGTGTGGAGGTCGAGCGGGATGACGCCGTTCTCAGCTTGCTCATCGACGGCGTCGAAGACCTTCTGCGCGGCGACCTCGCACGCCGTGCGGTCACCGACGGACATCGTGCATTCCTTCTCCACCCAGTACTGGTCAATCCAATCTGCGATGCGGAACTGCGCGGGGTCCATCTGTGAGATGCCCGCACGCTTGTCGCGGTACTGCTTCCACATCTCCATGATGGCGTTCGCGTTCGCACGGGAGAGCCGGGTGCTGACCTTCTCCGTGACGAGTCCGAAGACAGGCTGTCCCTTCTTCTCCGCGAAGGACGAAATGTCCTTCTTCGGAATCGGGACGGTCGCCTTCTTCCCCTTGAGCTTGGCGACGTCGAAGATGGTCACCGAGCCCTTGAGCTTCTTGCCGAGGAAGCGGGCAGCGACAGCGGCCTCGCGGGCGTCCCCGGTGAACTTGACCACCAGCTTGTCGGGGTCGCTCGCATGGGTGTAGGCCGACGCGAACGAGCCCTGCCCGAGCCACTCGTCCACAGGGAAGCGGGCGCATTGGTTCGGCGTCAGCTTCATCTTGTCGTAGTCGAGGTCGTTCTCAAACTCGACGCTGCCACCCGCGCTCACATCACAGGTGCGGGCGAGCCCGTGGAACCGATTCTGCTTCTTCCGACGAGCCATGCAGCACCTCAGACGGGGAAGTCACGCTTGGACGAGATGAGGCGGTCGGGCACCTCCCAGAAAGCACCGTTCTGGGGCTCCGTCGGGTCGATGGCGTACCACTTGGAAGCTGTCTCGTTGCCGGGCTCGTCTCCGACGGCGAGGTAGATATGCGCCCATTGGCCCGGCTGTCCGGCGGGGGCGACGACGCGGCACTTGACGGGGTAGCCGACGGCCATGAGCAGAGCGCCGAGCCGAATCACCATGTCGTCGCAGTCGCCAGCGGGGAGCCTTCGGTGCAGCGCCGACGAGCCGAAGGCGTCGTACTTGACCGGGTCGCGGGTGTACCGCATCCCGAGCTTGCTATTCGGGTTCGTCACCGCATTGAAGAGTTGGAGAATCTCTTCCTTCCAATGCTTGGGCTGGATGCACCAATCGACGCCCCCACGTTCGACAGGACACTTGCCGGAGAGAAGCCCGCGAGCTTCTGTCACGACGTCCTTGTCCTCCGCGTCCTTCCGCATCTGCGCGGCGATGTAACCGACGCGCTGCGCGATGTCGCCCGCCGGGTAGAAGCGGATGGCCCGCACCCCGTCCTTGACGACAAGCGGCTCACCGCGTCCGCGAGCGTACCCAAGCGCACCCCGGTTGCCGTTCATGGGAGCGGCGGCGGGCGTCGAGTTTCCGTTCGTGTGCTTCCATGCCTCGTAGAGGTAGCCGACGCCGAGCGCCGTGAAACCGATTCCGATGAGTGGATTCCAGCCTTGCCGCGCCATGAGGATGCCTCCGATGAGGCTTCACTCTACCCTGCGCGAGCGAGAGGGTGCCACCGCGAGCCATAGAGCCCCGCGAGCCCCCCGCGACGAACGGTCTGCGACAGCAGGGTGGTGAGGTCTTCCAAGCTGTCGAACTCCGTCGGGCCGCTCTTCAGATGGGCGATGCCGCCGATGGTGTCGCGACCGAGCCTGTCGTTCCACACCGAGCCGACGTCCGTCAGCATCACGGCGTTGAACTCGCTGCACCCGAGGACGAGAGCGTGTTCCTCGTTGCTGTGGCCGTAGTGCTTTCCGACGACGACGTCGCTGGCTTGGAAGAGGACCGCGTTCGTTCCGTAGCCCGGCCCGCTGTGCGTGATGCGCGGATGCAGCACACGGCTGCGGCCCGACGGGAAGACCTCAAAGGCATGAATCCACAGCGCCTTGATGGGGTCAGCGGTGAGGTTTGCCGGGCACTCGATGAAGCGGTCAGTCCGTTGCTGGTAGCTGTCCCCGAGGTAGTAGCGGTTCACGCCGGTCCCGAAGGAGGTGAACCTGCCGTGCGTGAAGTGGATGAACCAGCTTCCCGCCCGTGGAACGCGGATGTCGGAATAGGTCGCAGAACCAGCACCGTGGACGTCGAAGTAGTTTCGGTACTCGTCGCGGTACTGCTTGCGTACCACGCGCATCAAGTCTTCATCGGACAACCCGGCGGTTCCGCGCTTCGTGATGAATCCGCGCTCAATGGCGTGCCGAATGTGGTCGATGGTGTAGTGGAACCGCTCACCATGCAGGTATTCGTAGAGAGCTTGTGCTTGCTGGCCCATGCCCCGCACAGTAGCCCGAAAAGCCGAAGGCCCACCAACGCTGGCGAGCCTTCGGGACGAGCCTCTCACGCTACCCTGTCACACCACTACACCGCCGGGGGCTCCGAGCCGTAGAGGTTCGGGGAATCGGTTTCCACCGCACCACCCACACCCGCTGCACCAAGCTGCTCCACCATCTTCCTCATGCTGCCGAGCGTCGCCGCGTCCGTCTTGACCTTCGCCTGTAGCTGCTTGCGGACCGTGGCCTTGGCGGCACGCTTGGCCCGCTTCTCATGGCCCTGCTTCTGATGTTTCATGTGGTGAGCCTTCATCGTGTTCCTCCGAGAAGTGGCTGGCGGGGCAGGAATCGAACCTGCGATGGGGTGGTTAACAGCCACCTGCCTTACCGCTTGGCTACCCGCCAGCGAGCTTTACGCTCTCGCGTCCGTGTTGGGTCCGTTCAAGTCCGGGCTCTGCTCCAGCATCTCCTGCGCCGTGCGGAGAGCCGCGCCGAGGACGCCCTTCCGAAGAGACGGAGGAACGCTCGACTCCATCCCGAAGGTCGTGTGGACGTCGGGGGGCGCGTCAGCGGAGAGCTTCACCGCCGAGAAGACGAAGGCGTCGAAACCGATTTGCTTCGCGATGGCCGCGACCATCTTCACCGCGAGGGCAATCTCCGGGGCGGCTTCCTCGACGGGGATGAACTGGGAGTTGCTCACGCTTCCCCCTGCGTCTCACCGATGGTGTCCTCGTCTTCGTCGTCCTCGTCGTGCGAGTGGGCGCGGATTTCGATGCCCGTGACCTCCTCGCCCGCGATGTCGCGGATAGAGGCAAGCTCATGCGTGCAGAAGACCGGCGCGTTGGTCATCGTGGCGCTGATGTGCAGCACCTCGTCCGGCGTCCGCTGGAACGCAGCGAACGCGACACCGTCAAAGCCCGCGAGCTTGGCGAGCGCACCGACGGCGGCTGCGAAGTCCTCCCACCGTTCCCCGGACGCGACGCAGTCGTGCGCCTTGTCCCCTTCGTTTCCGTAGCAGCCCATGCAGTTGTCCCCTGCGAACTGCCGCCGGAGAGCTTTCCGACGGCAGTTCGCGGTTTATCACTAGTGACCCTTGGTGGCAAGTTTGAAGAGCGCGTCCTCCAGCGCCTTCTTGAGGTTCCGCGACTCCTCTTCCGAGAGTCGGAGTTCAGCGGGCCGGGTGCCGATTGCCGCGTCGATGATGACCTCGCGGGCCTCCAAGTGCCAGCCCGTGAGCTTGGTTTCCTTGTCGATGAACGGCGAGTAGACGATACGCATTACGCCTCCGCAGTCTCCGACAGCCCCTCGCCGTCGGTTTCGTCGCCCTCGTCGCCCTCGTCCTCGTCCTCGTCCTCGTCCTCCGCGAGGCTTCCGGGCTCGCCGTACATCGCCTCATGCAGCGACTCGTAGAAGCCCGCGAGCGTGCGGGCGACGTACTTGGCCTGTGGCCGGAGCGCCTTCTGCCCGACGACAATCCACAGGTTCTTCGCGAGCGTGTAAAGCTCGCCCTCGTCCTCCGCTTGCTGGAACGCGGTGAGGATGCGGGCACCCATCGCGGCGAACGGCTGCTGCGCGGTCGCGAGTTCCTTGACGAACAGGACGAAGTTCTGAGCGACAGCCTGTTCGTCACGGGCCTCGACGGCTGCGACGAAGTCGGCGTGCGCCTTCAGAACCGATTCCGGGGGAGTCGGCGGCTCCGCACTCACTTGCGGCCCAGCGGTAAGCTGCGCGGGAGCGGGGGCTCCGGCCAACTGCTGCTGCTGCTGGATGATTTGCTTCGTCGGAGCGCCCATCGCGCCGCCCTTACCCTGCGCGGCTTCGATGACCTTCGCGGCCCCGGCTCCAATGGTGTCGGCGTTCTGAAGGAGTTCGGTCAGAATGCTCGCGCCCGAGCCCCCGCCGCCCATCATCTCGCTCACCATCTTGTACTTTTGGAGCTTTTCCGCGAGGTCTTCGATGTCATCGCCTTTTGGGGCGTTGGCCTGTGCCTTCGCCTCCTGTAGCTGCGCGATGAGAATCTTCTCGACGGTGGACTCCTTGCCCATCATCAACTGCATCATCTGCTGCGAAGACTGCCGCTGGGACTCCGCTGCCGCCGCCTGTTGAGCGGCTTGGTTCTGCATGATGGTCAGCATCATCTGCTGATTGGCTTGAGCTTGCGCCTGTGCCTGCTGCTGCATCTGCCCCATGAACGGGACGAGCCACTCCGAGGTGTCCTTCACCGGGGCCGGGGCGACGGGCCGGAAGGCTCCCGCGAGAACCTCCAGCGTCTTCGCGTTCTGCTCTGCCATCGCCCGCATGGCGTCGGCCAGCGAGGTGTCCGGCTTCGGCGGGTCGTTGAAGAGGGGCATCGGGGGGAAGGGCATCCCGCCGAAGCCACCGAAGGGCTGCGGGGGCGGCGGAGGCGGGGTCGCGATGCGAGCGGCCTCACGTTCCCGCTTGACCTCAAGCTCCTTCCGCAAGTCCTGCTCCTTCTGAAAAGACTGCATGAGCATGAAGGTCGTGTGCGAGTCCTTCGCGTCGCGAAGCTGTTCCTGCAACCCCTCTGACCGTTTCTTCGCCTCTGCCGCCTCTTCGTCCAGCTTGCGGAGGAGGTAGTTCGTCGTCGGGTCCGACATCCCGCCGCCGGTCGGAAGGCCCGCGAGCCCGCCGGAGAAGGCTTGCTGGGGCACACCCTGCTCCGACATGACGGAGACGACCATCTCGTCGCGGCGACCCGTAGGCTGTCGTCGGTCGTTCAGTTCGTGGAAGACGAAGTGAACCTGCGACACCGTCGGGGGAAGTCGGAGCCCCTTGACGATGTAGGACTGAAGGAAAGCTGCGACGTCACCGTGCGCGGCCAACTGCGACGCGGGCAGGGTGGTGATGAACGTCTCCGTCCCCGGCGGTGTGAACGCCTCCGAGCCGTCCGCGATGCGGGAAATCTTCACGAACGCGCCCGTGAAGGTGTGGTTGTTGAGGACGACTCCCCGAGCGGCCTGTGGTGCTGACGGTGCCGCAGCCTTCTGACCCGCGTTGCCGATGGTCGAGAGCGGGCGCTGCGGAGCGGCGGGCGCTGCCGGGGGCATATTCACGATGACAGGGTACGGCTGCTGACCCCCGGAAGCTGCCCCGACGGTCGGACCCCCCGAAAAGGTGGGGGCGCTGGGCTCATTGACGGGGGACTCATCAAGGGGAAGCGGGGCGGGTGCTGACATGGAAGCTCCGAAGCTGTCCTGCGGGGCAGCGTGCGGTTGGGTCGCGGCATAGACGGACTGCGCGGCTTGGATGGCCTGTGCCTGTGCGAGGATGGTCTGCGCCTTCGCAGCTTGGCGCTTCTCCTTCTCCTTCGCCTTCTGATGCTGTCGAACCTCGCGGGGCTTGCCGGTCTGATACTCCAAGTGCGCGAAGTCCACGCCGAGCGACTGATGGGCCTCCTTGAGCGCAGATTTCAACTGCGTCCGCATGACGTAGACCGTCGTCTCCTTCTGCCCGTTGGCGGCGAGGGCTCCGAGGAACGCCTCGACGGATTCGGGAGGCAGACTCTTGACGGAATAGCCCTGCGCTTCGGCCCAAGCGAAGAACGCCCGGAGGTGCCGCGAGTAGTTCGTCGCGGCGGAAGCCTTGTTCGCCTGTCGGTAGTGGTCTTTCAGCCGGTTGACGATGTCAGCGGCCTCCGGCGACAGCGGCTTTGAAACCGATTCCGCGCCGTTGACCATCTGCTCCGGCGACACGCTCACAGTCTGCATCAGTTCGGCTCCTTGACGGTGCCCGTGGGGGCGGCTGCATTGCCGAAGAGGTCCGCAGCCTTATCGCTACCGCCACGGATGATAAAGTTCTTCTCCTCGTTGAAGTCCACCATCGCCCGGTCGCCCTGCGCGAGAGCGTCCACCTGCGCCGTGCGGACGAGCGAGATGCCGCCCGGCCAGTTCACGATGGAGTACTGTCGGTCTTCGCAAATCTCCTTCAGAACAAGCACGATGGTGATGGACTCCGGGGTCGGGTCGTTGAGGGTGATGCCCTCAAACTGGAGCCCGTTTTCGATGCCCGGAGCCCGCCTCGCCATGAGGGCGAGAAGCTCGTTGCGGAGGTTGCGTCGCTTCTTGAAGTCAGCGAACGCGGCGAGGGGGTTGCGGAAGAAGTTTGGGCTGCTCATGGGGCGGTAGTTTCACCATCTTCTCAAGGAAGTCAACTGTGGAGAGTCGGATACGGAAAAACTCCTGTGATGCTGGGGGGTGGCAGAATCGGTTTCGGGCGGTGTAGGCTCGCTGGGAACCTACTCCAAGGAGCCCATCGTGAAGTCTGCCCCCAAGTTCCACCTGCCGACAGCCAAGTGCGAGCGGGTCGTTGTCCCGAAGGACAAGTTCGACCCGAAGAGCTTCCGCTGGATTCAGACGGTGAGGGGCGCGGTTCTCATCGGATGCCCGAAGGGTAGCTGGTCGGGTTCGTCCTGCAAGGTCGGTACGATGGCCCACAGCATCGTCCTGCGGGCGCGAGCGAACGGAACCTGCAAGGCTGCGTACAAGAGGGCGTGATGCGAGCCCCGACGAGTGAAGCCTTCCGACGGTGGTTCGGGAACAGCGTCGTCGTGGACAGTCGCGGAGAGCCGCTGGTCACCTACCACGCCTCGCCGCGTTCCGACATTCGGGCCTTTGAGCCCAGCGCCGACGGTGAGCTTGGCCCCGGCGTCTATTTCACGGCTTCGCAGAGCTACCTTGACGCCTATCGGGCCTACCTGTCTTCGTACTCGGAGCAGGACGGGCACGACGAACGACAGGCTTTCGTCTACGCTGCCTACCTGTCGATTCAGAACCCGCTCAAGCTGTACGGCGAAAGCGCCCAGCAGAAGTTCAAAGTCGAGACGAAAGGCAAGTCGAAGAACCTCATGCGCGTCCTCAAGGCGCGGGGTTTCGACGGCATCATGCGGTTCGACTATGACGGGCGGGAACTGGAGCAGATTGTGGTGTTCTCGCCCAAGCAGGTTCTGCTCATCGAAGACTAGCTACAAGTCCAAGTCGGAATCGGTTTCGTCGCCCAGCAAGTCCTGCGGGTAAAAGTCCCGCCGAATCTGCGACATGGCGCGGTCTTCAATCTGACGCGCCCTCTCGCGGCTCATCCCCATCAGCACAGCGACAGCGTCCAGCGTCCTTGGCCCATCGTCCGCGAGGTCGAGGGCGCACGATGTCGTCATTTCGTCGGGCTCGCGACCCGGAAAGTTCAGCTTGATGACACCGTCGGCCCGGACGTCGAGGAAGAGGTTGTAGCGGCACGACACCCAAGGGCACGGGCGCACAGCGTTCACACACTCCGTCCGGCACGCCGGGCGTGTGGCCGGAACCTCGTCCGTCGGAACGTCGAGGAAAGAGAGAATGTCGTCGTCGGCGGTTACCGCAGCAATCTCTTCGGCGTCCGACAAGCGGAGCGCGAATGTTCCCAGCGGGCGGTGTGCCATGCGGACGGTTTCTGCTCTCCCCCGGTCACGGTGTCAAGCGAGCCGTCAGAAGACTTGGATTCGTTGTAATAGACCCCCCCTCGATTTGTAGTTTTCGTTCATACACCCCGTGCATCGTGTTTTCGCCTTATAGACACCCCCCCGATTTGTAGCTGAAGATGATATTCATGGGGGAAGACTAATAGGCGTTTCACCCCCATAGGGGGATGCGGTAATGGGTTGTGTATGTGAGGTAGATAAAGCGTGTAGCACCGATATCACTCTTGACGACAGATTGGGGGGGTGTCTATAAGGAGAAAACAGAGCTTCCTTTTCGGGGGCTCTCAAGGGGACACCACCATGACCACCATCGACCAGCCACTCGACCCCGTGGAAGCCTTCCGGGCTCACCTCAAGACCGTCACCCCGACACTCCAGCCTGTGACCGTCAAGGCATACACCTCGGGCTTCCGGCGCATCTCCCGCGACCTTGGGACGGCTGGCATCCTCGACCTCTCGACTGTCGCCCAGTACCGGGATTCGATGAAGCAAGGAACGCTCAACGTCTTCGACGCCACATGGAAGCAGCTTCGGCCCTACCTTTTGAAGACTGACGCCATCGACATCGGGGAAGCTCCTCTGCGGTCCCGCGTTCGGATGTGCCACCCGCTGATGCCCGACGTCACCACACTCACAGGCTTCTTCGGGAACGGGCTGGAGGGGCTGCGCTGGGCTGAGATGCGCCAAGGTGACGAGCCCCAAGCCATACGGGCTGCGAACCGCATCTACGAGTTCCAGCTTGGCGTCGGTGCCTTCGGGGTGCAGGACAACGTCTTCGTCGTCCCGATGCGCGGCAACCCCGCTGCGTGCATGGCAAACTGGCACATCGAACACATCGTCAACAGCGGACAGGACGTCACCGACGGAGCGCCGGACCTCACCTCCGTCGAGTTCATGGAGCTTCTCTGCGTCGGCGGCGTCACCGGCATCGCCCTGCGGCAGTTCGCCCTCCTCCTGTGGCAAGCGAGGCCCAAGCTCATGCGCCACAAGACCGCGAAGGCGACCCTGCGTGAGTGGCTCGACGCCGCGCAGAGGAAGGACTTTGGAAGGCTGCAAGCCCTCATGCGGACGTTTGTCGGGGAGGAACCGACTGTGGACTTGCCCCTGTGGTGAAACCGATTCCGTGTGGTAGGGTCGCCGCGACTCTCGGAGGCTCCACCACATGGCTCTGACACCTACCCCTCTCGACGGCAACAATGTTTCGGTCGAGATTACCGCTCCCGACACCACATTCGACGTTCTCACCCTCGACATGGCGACGGGGGCAGCATCGGGTCCGTTCCTTCCCGATTTGTGGATTCGGATTATCGAGGAGCGGGCAAAGCTCTTCTTTACCGCCATCTCCTTGGCGGAGCGGTCGCTGGGTGCGCTGAACTTTCTCCAGCGCCTCGTGAACGTCTCCCCGTTTGATGACAGCACGCTCTCCCTGTCAGCCGTTCCCCAAGGCGGGGACGTCTACACCCTTCGCGTCGGCATCACGGCGGGCCTCCCAACCGCCAACCTCAACGTCAACCTCCCCCACAGCATCAGCGGCGCGGTCGCCATCGTCGGCGGCGTGACCGGCGGTTCGGGTGGCGCAGTTGTCCTGTCGGGCGATGTCGGTGGTCCGTCGAACGCGAACAGCATCGCGGCGGGCGTCGTCACCGATGTGAAGGTCGCGGCGGCGAACAAGGACGGCCTCGCGGCGACCCCGTCGATGCGGACGCTCGGCACGGGAGCGCAACAGGCGTGCGCGGGCAATGACCCGCGCCTCTCCGACTCCCGCGCCCCGACCGGCGCATCGGGTGGCATCCTCGGCTATCCAAGCTCGACCTACCCCAACCCCACCGGCCTCGCCGCCATCGCGAACGTCATCCCCATCGCCTCCCCCGGCGCAGGGACGACCGTCACCGTGCGCCCCGATGCCGTGTCGCCGGGAGCGGGCGTCACGCTTGCATTCGCTGGCGGGCAGGGAAGCACGACCGGCGGCGCAGCCAGCGTTCTTGGCGGCGCTGGTTCCACCACGGGCGGCGCGGTCAGCATGACCGGCGGTGCCGGAACCGCCACGGGTGGCGGGGCCGCGACCGTTCGCGGCGGCAACGGCCTCGCGAGCAACGCTGCCGGTGGCGGCGTCAGCATCCTAGGCGGCACCAGCAGCGGCTTCGGCGCGGGTGGTGGCATCACCATCTCTGGCGGAAACGCGAACTCAACCGGCAGCGGCGGTGGCGTCAGCATCACCACGGGCAACAGCGCGTCGAGTGGCAGTTCGGGAGCCGTCACCGTCACGACTCCCACTTCCAACTCGACCGGCGGCTTCAGCGTCACGGTCGGCAGCGCGACGGGGGCGGGTGGAGTCGGCGGAGCCATCGGAATCACGGCTGGCGATGCGGTCAACGCGAACGGCACAGGAGGGAACGTCACGCTCCGGGCTGGCGCGGCGGCTGGCGTGGCTGGCACGAACGGTGCCGTCACCATCACCGCTGGCGGGTCGAACAGCAGCCCGAATACCGGCGGCAACGCCACCATCTCGGCGGGCGATTCGGCAACCACGGGCGGCGCAGCGTTCCTTATCGGCGGCTCTACTGTGGGTCCGACCGGCGGCAACGCGACCGTAGGCGGCGGCGTCGGTGGCACGACGAGCGGCTCGGCCAACCTCAACGGCGGCAACAATACCGGCGGCACTTCGGGTGCGGCGAACGTCCTCGGCGGTTCCAACATTCTCGGCGCGGCGGGCGCTGCCACGCTGAAGGGCGGGCCGTCCACGTTCGATGCGGGTGGTGCGGTTGACGTTGCGGGCGGCGCGGGCGCCACCACGGGCGGCGATGTGGCCGTGACCGGCGGCGCATCGACAGGGACCGGTGTGATGGGCAATGTCACCATCACGGGCGGCGGGAACAACGTCAGCAGCGTCATCAACGGTGGCGTAGTAACGCTGCGTGGCGGCGCAACTCGCGACGCGCTCGGCGGCAGCGCGAACGTCAGCGGCGGCGGTAGCTCCAACGGGACCGGCGGTCCAATCACACTCACCGCAGGTGATGCGACCAACGCGGCTGGCAACGGAGTTGGCGGACCGGCCACGTTCCGCGCCGGTAACGGTCGCGGGACCGGGGCTGGCGGTGCGTTGGACATCACGGGCGGCGGGGCTGTCACCGGCATCGCTGGCACGGTCACGGTGCGCGGCGGTACCGCGAGCGGCGCGGGGACGAACGGCGCGGTAGCTGTCGTCGGCGGCGGCTCGACCTCGCAAGCTGCGCTCGGTGGTGCGGCCAGCGTCACAGGCGGCGGCTCCAACGGCGCAGCGGGTGGCGCGGCAAGCCTCGTCGGCGGAGGGACTGTCTTCGCAACCGGCGTGGGCGGTGCAGCAAACGTCACGGGCGGCGCATCCAACAACGGGACCGGCGGTGCAGCAAACGTCACGGGCGGCGCGGCAACGACAGGCGCGGGCGGCGATGTCGTCATCAACTCGGGTGCTGGCTCGCTCGCAACCAGCGCGGTCCGCATCGGAGCCGCATCGGGTACATCTTTCGTTCTCCTCGGTCGAACGTCGGCGAACGTGGACACCAAGGGCAAGACCGTCCACTCGCCCACCGACATCATTCCGACCAACGGCGGGACCATAACGCCCATCGCCAGCACGCACACGCTCACACCCGCAAGCAACGTCACGATTTTGGATATGGCGGCAGGAACTAACGGTCAGCGTGTCACGTTCATCGGCAACGGCGCGTTCACAACCACGTTCGTGCGGTCAATCGGGGCGAAGCTTGCGCTGGCAAACGCCTCGCACGCCATCAGCCAGTACGATGTCCTTGAACTCATCTATTCCACAACGCTCGGCGTCTGGTGCGAGATTGCCGAATCGCAGAACGCGGTCTAGAACCGATTCTGAGGTAAGCGATGGCAACCCAGCTTCTCGTCAACGTCCTCGCGGTCGGACCACTCGCTGGCGGCGCGTCGGTCACGCTCCCGCACGGCTTGAAAGCAGCGGGCGTGGGCATTGTTCCCACGCAGGTCTTGCCAAACTACGCGGTGAACATCGTCGTCAGCGCAGTCAACACGACGACCGTGACGTTCACGAACGCCGACGCAGGGACGTTGTCTGCTGTGTTCCGCTGCGAGTACGACCACAGCATTCATGCGGTCGATGCCGACCCGCTCTACTGGCAGGGCGCACAAACTGGCGGCGGTACGGGTGTCATTCTCGCGGGCGACACGACCGGCCCCAGCGCAGCGAACACCGTCGAACGGATTCGCAACCTGCTAATCGACCCAGCCCTCGCACCCGCGACGAACGACAAGCTCGGCTGGAACGGCTCTCAATGGACGCAGCAGAGTCCCGCGCTCGGCAACGCCTACGATGTCTCGTCCTTCATCACCGGCTTCCCCGGCGCGGGCGCGACTCTCATGCAGGTTCGGGGCGTGCGGAACTCGCGCATCACCCGCATCAAGCTTTGGGTCGCAGTCGCGCCTGTCGCGGACGCCGACTTCCTCTTGTCGAACAGTAGTGGCGGCTCCATCTCCATCACGCTCCCCGCCGGTTCGACGCAGGTGACGGCTACCGGCAGCTTCACTTGGTTCGACAACGGCTTCTTGACGCTCACCGCACCGCTGGTGCAGGACGTTCAGATGCAAGGCATCAACTGGACCGTCGAAGGGACCGTCCTGTGAGCCACATGAGGCTCGGTGGTACGACCGGCGCGGCCTCGCCAGCGTCCCTCATCCTTCACGGCACCGTGGACTTCTCGGGCAACGTGTCGGACCTCTCGACCAACACCGCGTTCAATCTCGCGGGAACCTACGCGCTCTACGACATTCAAGACTGCACCAGCGTGACGAACATCGCGAGCATCACGGTCATCCCGCGCCCCGGTCGCACGCTTGTCGGCACCGCATTTCTGTCCGCTGACGGCAAGTATGTCTGCGTGACGTTCACTTGAGGTGAAACGTGTCGGGTTACGCATGGAGTGGGCCGAATCCAAGCATCGGCTGGGCAGGAAGCCTCGATTGGAACGAGCCGCGTAACTGGAACTTTCAGAACCCTGCGCTCGGCCCCGTTTCGTTTCCGCAGAACGGTGACGACGCAGGTTTCGGCTTCACACCGGCTGGAACCATCAGCGGCACCATCGCCTTTCAGAACTGCTCGGCGGGCAGTTCCAGCGGCTCGGTCGAGGTCAAGCTCTCGGGTGTGAACTGCATCAGCGGGTTCCTCAACGCCTCGCCAAGTGCGGAAATCGATGTCGTGAACGGCGGCGGGACGCTCACCGCGAATATGCAGGGAGGGAACACCGGCTCGTCGGGCCTTCTGCAAGGCTGCGTCTACAACGTCGAGTCGGCCATCCTCGGCGGCGCACCCGGCAGTAACCTGTTTCAGAACTTCAGCGCCGTCGTCTTCAAGCACACGAACCCCGGCGGCATCGCTGCCATCATGGGCAACGTCACCGGCTTCTCGCCGTTGCAGGTGGGGCAGAAGAATCCCCCCATCGGAGGCGACACGGGGCTGAACGCGCAGCTTGACGTTTTCGGCGGCGGTTCCTTCACGGGGGGCGTGACGGCTGAATACCCGTTCGGCGCAGTCACCCAACTGCCCAGCCTCAACCTCAAGTCGCTGAACGCAGCGGGTGCAGCGGGACAGCCCATCAACCTGTACGGCGGCGCGGTCACGTTCACGGTTGCAACATGGAGCGGCCACCCGCTCGTTCTCAACCCCGCGTTCGGGCAGGTGAATCAGTCCACCGCGCTCGTTGCCGACACGACTGAGTTTGGCATCCCTCTCGCCATCTACCTCCCCGACGCAAGAGCCGTAGGCATCAAAAACTCGGGTGCAGATTGGCGCGTCTACTGCACGGTGGACGTCAACCAGTTCAGCGGCGGCTTCGGCAACGTCAACGGCTTCGTCGGCATCCTCGATGACGTTCGCGTGACGACCGCCGCCGCCCTCACCACGCTCAAAGCCAAGGGCAAGCACTTCTACGGCAAGCTGTCCTTCGACGCGGGCGGCAAGGTCATCTTCTAAAACCGATTCCAGCGGAGCCACCATGTCCACGCAGCTTCTCGTCAACGTCCTCGCCGTCGGCCCCATCGCCCCGCTGGGCTCGGTCATCGTCCCCCACGGGCTCAAGGTCGCCGGGCAGGGCGTCGTTCCCCGACAGGCTTACCCCGACCGGGCCTCGCCGCTCATCGTGTCCGCGATGACCGACACGACCATCTCCATCATCAACCCCGATGCGGTGAACGCACAGAGCGCGAACTTCCGCGTCGAGTACGACCACAGCATCGTCGCGGTCGATGCCACGCCGCTCAAGTGGCAGGGGACTGCGGCGGGCGGTTTCACCCCCGTCTACGGCTCGTTTTCGGACTCGACGGCGCAGACCATCCCTGCTTTGCCGGGAACACTCTCGGTTCAGTACAACACCGTGGAGCTTGCGGGAGGCGTCACCGTCGCGAACAACGGGCTAGGAAATCCGACGCGCCTCACGGTCCCGGTGGATGGAATCTATGCCTTCGACATCAGCGCACAGATGAACCACACGGGCGGCGGCTCCGAAAACATCACCTTTTGGGCGCAGGTCAATGGGACAGCGGTTCCGCGTTCGGGGTCAACCTTTGAAATCGGGGGCAGCATCAATCGAATGCTTCCCTTCGTTCGTCTCTGCGTCAGCATGACGGCGGGTCAATACTTGGAGTGGCTCTTCGGCGCTCAAGCGGGGACAGGAACCGTGCTGGCCCAGTTTGCGGCGGCTGGCGGCGTCCCGGCCATCCCCAGCGTCATCGCGAACGTGAATCGCATCGCGTAAGGCTTGCGGAATCGGTTCTGCTGGTGCATCTTGCTCGGGCTTTCCCTGCGGCGTCCCCCCGTGGCGAAAGTCCCTCGGAGGGCGGTAGACTGCAAAGTCTGCCGCCCTTCGTCTTTTCGGGGGGGCTTGGAGTTCACGATGGCCCGAAGGAAGCGAAGCAGGAAGCTAGGCGGCTGGTCGCGGATGACCCCCAGCCTCGATTGGAACGCGGTGAAGGAGCGTGCGGAACGCATGAGCCCCGCCGCCCTTCGGCACGCGCTGGAGGACATCCGAAAGACCAAGCCCGCTTCACGGTCCCTTGACCGCGAAGACGGCGGTGACCGCGAAGGCTGGTACAACGACGAGGCATCCGTCTACCGCGCAGAACTGAAGAGCCGGGGGCTCGCGGGGATGCGCCGACGGAAGACCAAGCTCAACGGACTCAGCCCCGACCTCGCGTGGACCCTCGTCTTCGGGGCAGCGGCTGTCGGGCTCGGCATCTATCTGTGGAAGACGAACACCCCCAAGCTCAATGGGCTCGGGGCCGGTTGTGGGTGCGGTGGATAGGATTTTTGCAGGACTGTCCGTCGATAGTCCTAAAGGAGAGACACATGGCGAAGCGAAGGATGAGAAGGAAGCTGGGCGGGCTCGGGGACGCACCCCGTGGACACGCGGACAAGGCGCACAACGAGGCGAACCACGCCATCCGGGCCTTCCTGCAAGTGAAGAAGAGCAAGTCTTGCCCCGTTCGTCTTCAGAACTTGGAGGCGGGCCTCGTCTCGATGGGAATGTCACAGGCCCATCAGCTTGAGGCGCACGGGCTGGTCAGCAAGGCGGGCAACCGCGCCCCGGCCCTCCAGCGGGCTGCGGAGGCGGCGTACCTCGCGGTGGATGAGTGCCTCGCGGACCGCAACCTCGCCGGGCTCCGTCGCCGGAAGACCTCGCGCCGCCTCGGCAGCGCCGCCGTTCTCGACAAGCCGGAGCAGATTTCCCACTACCGCAACCTCGTCCTGCTCAAGTCGCTGGAGACGGAGGTCAAGTTCCCCGGCATGAAGATGACGCGGGGGCCGACGGCCTACTCCATCATCAAGGCTGAGTTTGGGCTCAAGGGAACCAAGGCCAAGGTGCTGGAGCAGTTCCACCGAATGGTCAAGGGCTAGAACCGATTTCAGCCGGAGAAAGAGACGAGGCCCGCAGCGCCACCAACGCTGCGGGCCTCACTTCTGTCCACGCCGCCCGAACGCCACCAACGTCGAGCGGGAAAGACTTTATCCGTCGAAGGTAGACCAGTCAATATCGTCCTCGTCCAAAGCGTCCGCTTCCGGCACAAGCGGCACCGACGGGACCGGGGGAGGCGGGGCTCGGAGAGGAATGACCGCCCCCATCGCAGAGGAATCGGTTTCGGCGTAGACCATGTTCGCGAGGGCCGCATGAGCGTGCGGGGTGAGGGAGTAGCACTCCTCCTTCCCGATGGTGTGTCGCCCGATGGTCCGCTCTTCCAGCAGCGATTCGATGATGTCCTTGACCCGCCGCTTGAGAAGCTCGCTCTCCTTGATGATGACGCCCAGCGGCGTCGGGACTGACGAGATGGCGCGGAGGACCGCCCTGCGGTCCCTCATGTCGCGGGAGCCTGTGACGCGCTCGCCCAGTTCGATGACGCTCGACAGGTGCAGCGAGGCAATCTTCAGCGCCGACTCCAGTTCCGTCGCCCCGACGTACCAATCCTGTCCCGTGCGGGCCGCTCCGATGTCCCACGCGAGCAACAGCGTGACCTTCGCGGCGATGCTCGTCGCACGGCTGCACGCGGCGGCGACCCGGCGGTTCGCGCCCTCGCGCATCGGGCGCATCGACTCGTACCAATCGGTCCACATTTTCTGACCGGCGGCGTCGAGCCACAGGCAGACCCCCGGCGGCGTCGGCGGGTTCGCGAGATTGACGACCCATTGGACGAGGTTCCGGCGGGCCACCGGGTCATCCGTCGGCGGGGTGGCGAACTCGCGCTCGGGCTCACCGAAGAAGGTGAGGAAGCGGGCGAGGAAGCCTCCCGTCCAATCGGCCTGTTCCGTATGCCGCTCCAGCAAGTCCGTCGCGACGCCGCAGCACAGGGAGAGGCGCGGGTCTTGGACGGCACCCTTCCGGCTGTTCGCCAATGCGCGACCAATCGGGATTCCGTCCCAAAGATTGGTGTATGCGGTCTTGAGGGCCATCATGTAGCCCTCTTCCGCTTTCGCGAGGAACTCACCGAACTCGCCGTAGATGACAAGCTGCCGCTGCTGGCTGCGGAGCGACTCGTAGAGCCCCTCCTGCGAGCCCGGCACCTCTCCGACAGCCTCCGGCGACGCCTCGCGGAGGATGCGCTGGGCGATGTTGATGGACGCCGTCTTCCGGCTCTTCGATGAGTCGCCTACGATGAGCGTGAAGAGGTTGCCCCACAGCGGGCTCGCGTAGGGCACGCAGTAGTCCAGCGGCACGGTCTGCGTGAGGATGGAGAGCGCCCCGCCAAGGTGGTAGGCGATGTTCGCGTCGGTCCTCTGTGCGGCGTATTCAACGTAGTTGCGGACGAAACCTGTCGGCGGGAGTGCGGCCCAAACGTCTGCTTCCGTAATCATCTCGACCCCTTGGTGGTGGGTGGGTGGTGGTGTGCGGCGTGAGCGTGCAGCCTAGCGCATCTCTGCCCCCTTGACAAGTGTCCAAGATGTAGTTATGCAGCGAAATCTGCAAGTCTCCCCCAGCACAGGAGTTCCCGTGGCATGGTTTCGCTTTGAGTTTTCGCATCTGACGTCAGAGGCGGCGCGAGCAGTCGCGGCCATCCCCGGCGTGAAGCTGGCTGACAGGACCGCCATCGCCCATGAGAATGCGGCGTGGCTGGTCGAGAGGGCGGTGAAGCTGTACTCCATCCGCTTCCGGGTCGAGGTGCTGACGCCCGACCGCACCCCCCTCGCCTCCATCGACGACCTCGTCCCCAACGGGCTGAGAGATTGGGTGCCCGCGTTCCTCACGCCATACCAGCGGGAGGGCATCCTGTCGATGGCACACAAGGACGGGCACCTCCATTGGGCTGCGGGCAGCGGGAAAACTGCCGGTGCCATCTGCTGGGCGCTCGCCCATCCCGGCGCGACTGTCGTCGTCACCCGTGCCGGTGTCCGGCGGTCGCACGCCCGCGAAATCGAGCGCCTCACCACGCACCGGGCGCTGGTGCTGGAGAGCAAGGACGACGCTGCCAAGCTGGAGGACACCGAAGCCGTCTTCGTCGTCGTCGGGTGGGAGGGGCTCCCCGACTTGATAGAACCGATTCTGAACTGGCGACCGACGAACGTCGTCTTCGATGAGGTTCACAAGGCGAAGAGCCACAAGCGATGGGGCGCGACGCAGCAAGCCGACGGCAAGCTCAAGTTCGACCTCCACGACAACATCGCCGCCGCAGCCTACCGGCTCTCGCGCAAGGTGAAGCGGCGGCTGGGGACGACCGCGACGCCCATCAAGGACCGCACCCGCGACCTGTGGGCGCAGCTTGACCTCGTCCACCCCGATGCGTGGGGACCGTTCTTCAAGGAGGACCGCGCCTCGTTCACCGTCCGCTACTGCGCGGCCCGGAAGGGAATGTACGGGGGCATCGACACGACGGGCGAGAGCAACACGACGGAGCTTGAGCAGCGCGTCTCCATCGTGCGTGACCTCGTCCCGCACTCCGTCACGCACCGGCACCTCCCGCCCCGGCGGCGGCTCGTCACCTACGTCACCTTGGAGGAGCAGAACGCCGCGACAGGCTTCACGCAGGGCTTCTTCAAGAAAGCGGCGAAGGGCGGGAAGAACGGGCTCCTTGAAGCGAAGCTGATGGAAGCCGCCGCAAAGAAGCGAAAGCTGCTTTTGGAACTGGTGGAAGAAGCGGTCGCTGCGAAGCAGAAGATTGTCATCTTCACCGGGCGTCGCGAGGACTGCGACAAGCTCGCGGAATCGGTGTCGAAGCTGGGCACGCCCGCCCGCGTCTTCTCCGGCCACGGTGGGACGCCGCCCAGCGTGCGCGACCAAATGCAGCAGGACTACATGAGCCAGCAGGGACCGTGCATCCTCGTCGGGACCGGCGATGCGTGGGGCGAAGGCGTCAACCTGCAAGACACCGACGTCGCCTTCATCGCGATGCTGCCCTACACGCCGGGGCAGGTGGTGCAATGGGAAGGCCGGTTCTGCCGTCACGGTCAGAAGCGTCCCGTCCTCATCCAGTACCTCGTCGCGGAGGGCACCGTGGACGAACACGTTGCGGGCATCCTGCTCAACAAGCTGCCCGCCGTGGAATCGGTTTCAAAGGACGACTCCATCACCGGCTTCGCGGACCAGTTGGCTGGGTCCGACGACGAAGAAGCCATCATCGCTTCCATCATGGGCAAGCTGGGCATCTAGCCCAGCGGCGAAGGGGACACGCCGTGGAACTTCTGAAGAGAGCTTTCGCAGTCAAGGGACCGGCCCGTAAGCAGCGGGACATCATCAAGTCGCATTTCGCGGACGACCTCACCGTGTTTTGGCGGGACATTTACGGGCAGGTGGAGAGCGGGCTCGTTGACGCGAGCAAGGCCGCAGATTGGTCTTCGCTCTACATGGGCATCGCCGCCTCGTTCGTCTACGACCGCAACATTCTCTCGCCGGAGCGGATGGGGCGAATCGCGGACGATATGCAGCAGCCGACGTTTTGGATGTTCGCCGCGCTGGACGCTGCGGGCGCGACGCCCGACATGGGGCAGACGGCGGTCGCGGAGGCGCGGGCCATCTCGCATTTCAGCGAGGACGGCGAGAAGGTCTACGAAATCTCACCCGCGCTCGCCCAGCGGCTCGCCCACACCGACGTCCGGGGCGTGGACTGCGCGAACGTGAGGCTTCCGTTCCCGACCATCGCCTTCAAGGTGCCACCGGAGTCGGGCTTCGATATCCATGAGGTCATCATCATGGAGACGCCCGCCGTCCCGGCGCTGGATGAGTCGATGCGGCGGGCGTTCAACAAGTTTCTCGACAAGCACAACACCCTCCGGCGGCTGAACGTGCCGGAGAACACCGTCCCGCGCTGCTTCACGTTCTTCGGAGCCCGCAGCAGCACGCTGGACGACATCATCGTCAGCACGTTTTGGCTCGTTGACGGGATGCCGATTGACGAGGCGAACAGGCTTCAGATGAGCGACCCGGCGCATCACACCGACGTCGCCCAGTTCACGACGTTCTGCATGAACGCGGTCCTCTATCTCACATGGCCCGACGCGAACGAGGAGTTTGAGGAGCGGGTGAATGCCGATTGGGCTACGGCGAAGAAGAAGGTCGCTCAGTTGAATGGCTACAAGAAGGAGCGGGCGAAGGAAAAGCTGAAGACGATGTACGCGAACCGGCGCATCTACGTCGGCGCGAAGGTTCCATTCCTCTCGACGCCCGAAACCGATTCCGGCGGGGGCTCACCGCTGCTCGTCCGCACCCTCGTCTCCGGCCATTGGAAGATGCAGCCGTGTGGCCCAAAGCAGAGCGAACGAAAGCTCATTCGCATCGAACCGTTTTGGCGGGGGCCGCTCGATTCCCCCGTCACAAATGCTGTGCGAAAAGTGTCTTGACACCTGTCCGAAAACAGCAGTAGAAATCTCTTCGTCCACCGCCACCGAAAAAAGGGGACACCACCATGAAGTTCACGCAGACTACCGTCTCACCTGCGCTTGCAGCCGATTACCTCAAGCGCAACATCGACACGAATCGGCCCATCAACAAAGCCCATGTCGAAAGGCTCACGCGGGAAATACGCGAGGGCCGCTGGCAGATACTGCCGCACGGCATCGTCTTCGACGTCAATGGTCGCCTCATCGACGGGCAACACCGGCTCCACGCCATCATCGCTGCGAACAAGGCTGTCGGGCTCGTCCTCATCACCGAGGTCAAGTCGAAGACCTTGGACGCCATCGACACGGGCTCCATGCGAGGCATCCACGACCTCGCCACCATCACCGGGCGCATCGACGGTGGGAACGCTGCTCGCTTCGCTGCCCGAGCCCGCGTGGTGAAGGTCATCCTCTCCGGCTCATCGACGGGGTTCGACGCGAGAGCCTTCTCGCTGGCGACTTTTGACGAGGTCATGGAGTCGCACCGGGCGAGCATGGAGTGGTCCGTCCGCGAGTACAACAGCCCCGTCGGAAACTCCGGCAACATCACCCGGCGTCTTCGGTCAGCCCTCGTCATGGGGGCGATGGTGGTCGCCCACCAAAAGGCTTCCGAGTCCGTCGAACGGTTTGCGAAGAAGGTGGACACGGGCATCAGCTTGGCGGGAGACGACCCCGCCTACGCTCTGCGGAAGTACTTGGACACGACTGACACCATCGGCGGGCCGGGAGCGAAGAGGCTCCCTGCGGTGTATGCAACGCTCCGAGCCGCATACGCCGCCATCCACGGGCACAAGCTCTCCATCATCCGTCCGTCAACTCTCACCCGTGAGAACGGGGAGTTCGCGAAAGTGCTGAAGTTCTTCAACGTCGAGGAGAAGTGAATGACCGAACCCAAGCTCATCAACGCGGGCTCATCCGGCGAGTGGGGCTGGCACGCCACCGAACTCGCGATGCGCTGCCCGCAGCTTTTCGCCTACCACCATCGAATCAAGGGCGCGGGAATCGGGGGCGACCGCGACCCGCTGATGAAGGGCTCGCTCGTCCACCAAGGGCTCGCGCACTACTACGCCCGCGTGAAGAACATGAACGACGACCTCGACCCCGAGCTTTGGGCCACGCCGGACAGGGCGATTGAGGCGTGCGCGGAGGAGCTTGGCACCGCGTCGTTCAAGTTCATCGACCTCGCGAAGGCCACGGTGAAGAACTACGCGAGCCACTACGCGACGGAGACGCTCGCGCCGATGCACATCGAAGAGGTCTTCTCCGGCGAGGTGGGAGGCTTCAAGTTCACGCAGCGGTTCGACCTCGTCGCCCGCAACAGCGCCGGGAAGGTGGTCATCGTTGACCACAAGACGACGGGGCGGCTCTCGCCGGACTCCGCTCGCCGGTACACGCTGTCGGGGCAGTTCCTTGGGATGCAGACCTTCGGGCGTGCGATTTGGGGAACCGATTTCGGAGGCGTGACCATCAACCTCATTGAGCTTCCCAAGTGGGGCGGCGAGTTCAAGTTCTCTCGCGTGGAGGCCGACCCGGCCCCGAACGCCCTGCGCGGATTCCCGCTCACCGTCCTCACCGCCCGTCAGCGCATCGCGGACCTCGACGCGGCGGGGACCAACCCGTGGAACTGGCCGAAGGCTCTCAGCGAGCAGACCTGCGTGACGCCCTACGGGTTCTGCGACGGCTTCGACCTGTGCCGCTGGGGGAAGGACTGATGGACGTCGATTCGATGCTGCCGGACGAACTCCGGCGAAGGCTGCGGGATACCCTCCGAGAGAACGAGGAGCTTCGGAGGCGGCTGGGTCCGCGCCCGTCGGCGTTCGCCCGTGCCGTGGAAGCTGCGCTCGACGGGCTTGACCCGAAAGAGAAGTCGCTCATGCGCGACGTCTTCGACATCGTCCGACCCGAGGCGACCCCGTGAACTGGTGGCTCCGCAAGCTGCTCAAGGAGTACCGCGACACGGCGGGCTGCGACCCCGTGAAGGGGGAGTGGTGCTACGAGTGGCCGGAAGACAAGCAGTACACGAAGTGCAGACTGTGCCGCTGCGTCGATGCCGTCTTCGGGGAGGCGTGGAGGCCGCTGGAGTGGGTCACCGACGAGAGCGGACTCTCCGCTGAAGTGGACGATGACACGCTTGTCGTCATCCACCGGGCCGACAACAAGTGGAAGTGGCGCATCGAACAGTTGCAGGGGTGGGAATCGGTTTCGACGTCGTCCGGCGAGGACACGAATCTGATGGACGCGATGTACGCCGCCGAACGTGCGGCAAGGGGACTCTGATGCTGCGAAGGAACGAGGGGCTGGTGGGTGGAATCATCCTTGCCGTCGTCACGCTGCTCGCGCTGATGCTGGCGGGATGCGACGACAGCTACGAGCGGACGCTCAAGCTGCGCCGGAGCGCCGCCTTCACCGAGTGCGAGGGCTTCTGTCGGGCGACGCCGCTCGCGGTGAAGTTTGACGAGCATGGCCGGTTGAGCGAGTGCCGGTGCGACGTCGTCTTCTCCGAGGTGGAGTGATGACTGCACTTGAGACGGTCGCGCTCTTCTTCTTCCGGCGTCGGCAGTCTGTTCAGCAGGTGGTTCTGCCGATGCCGGAGGGCAACCGCCCGGCGCTGCTGGTGGACGGAAAGGTGACGGTTGTCGTTCACCCGAAGACCTACGTCGCCGTGTACCGAAAGACCGGCGAGCGGAAGCACGGTCTACGGGAAAGGCTGCTGCGGCACTACGCCGCGAACGACTACACGGTCGCGATGCTGGAAACCGATTCCGGCACCGTCGCATTCGCGGACGCCGTCACCATGCTGGCCGCGTCAATGGGCGGGGTCACTCCGGGGGCCATTGAGGGCTCCGCTGAGAAGACGAGCTTTACGCCCCGCCGCGTGTTCCAACTCTTCGACGTCACGACGGGGGCGGCGCTGGTGAATCCCGAGGTGGCACCTTGACGAAGCCGAAGCCCAGCTACAGCACGACGAACATGAAGACGCCCATCTGCACGAAGCAGCTTGCGTGTGACGGCGAGAACCTCGCCATCGCCTCGCGTGAGCGGGGCTACTGCGGCAAGTGCGCCGACGCCATGAAGAAGCGTGCGGACAAGACGCCGAAGCCGCTCCGGGGAGAGAACACCGCGCTCTACGAGGTGCAGCGGCGCACGATTCAGAAGAAGGAAGACTGACCAACCCGTGGCCGAGGGGCCACATCACCAAGGAGTACACCATGAACAACGAACTGCACCTTTCCGCACCGCACGCGAACCTGCTCATCACCGCGAAGTTTGGCTTCGCGAACGACAACGGCGAGGCGTGCCTCCGGCTGATGGTCATCGACACCGCCGCCGGAAAGACCGTCGAGACGCTCATCCCCGTCGCGCACGCCCTCCACGCCGCGAACTGGCTGCAAGGGCGACAGGCTGAGATTGAGGCCGAGTTCGCCGCCGCCAACCCGCCCGCCGAGGAGGTCGCGAAGGAGGAGTTCGCGGAGAAGGTCGCGGAGGAAATCATCAAGGAGGTGCAGAAGTTCGACGCCTCCAAGAAGAAGGCGAAGAAGTAGATGGGAGAGTTCACACACGCCATGCGGAACCCGGTGCGCGAGCGGGACGACCGCATCCACGAACTGGAATCGGTTTTGGCTCGCGCCTACGAGTTCATCAACAACGCCACAGCGTTCGACCCGCCGGGCTCACCGAGCCTCGACGTCGCCCTCATGGTGGCGAAGGCGCTGGGCAAGCACCTGCCCGTCGAGCCGAAGATTGAGCAGGGCACCCCCAAGTGCCGGAACCTCGACTGCGTCCTCTGCCACGGGATGCCGCCGAACGCGGGGCCGCGATGAACGAGGAGAAGCTGAAGGAACTGGAGAGCGGGCTCGACCGCTGGCACAGTTGCTCACCGCAACTCGCAAAACTGCTCATCGCGGAAGTCCGGCGTCTCCGAGTCGCGCTGAACGATGCGTGGGCGAAGCTGGACGACGCACAGGACATCATCGAAAAGGCGCAGGGCAAGCCGTGATGGTCGCGATGTTCCTCTTCGGCGTCGTCGTCGGAGTCGCGCTCGCAGCGGCGGTCATCAACGGCGACTTGTGAGATTCGCTTGCAGAAAGTGTCTGCCCGGACGTAGAACTCGCGCCCGAAAGGGGACGCGAGATGCTGAGATTCACGATTGAGATGGACCGCGTCGGCCACGGCATCGTGGCCGTTCGCGTTCGTGAGACAGAAGACAACGGGCTCATGTACGAAGTGACGGTCGCGCTGGACAGCACCCGCGAGGCTCAGAAGCAAGCCTTGCAGGACGTCTTCCGTCATCTGAACCGCTTCACGGATTTGTCCCACGGTGGGACGAAGTAGGAGGACACATGGCTGCGAAGAAGAAGGCTGCGAAGAAGAAGAAGGTGGACGTCGTCGCGAAGAAGCGGAGGCCGTCGAAGAAGAAGCTGCGCGTCGTGAAAAAGACGAGGCGAGCCGCCGCAGAGAAGAAGACCTACAAGCCCCGCAACGGAGCTTTCGTCGTCGTGAAGGGGACGAAGGGCATCGCGGGCATCCTCGACTCCGTCGTCGGGCACCTCGCGAACGTCATCGTCGGCGGCTCGCCGGAAATCGAAATCGTCCCGCTGAAGAGCGTGCGCCGGGCGACGAAGGACGAGGAGCGCATCGTCCGATTCTTCATGGACCGCGCCGGAGAGGCGCAGGTGAAGCTCACGCTGGCCGAGGCACAGCCGGAGCGCGACGAGGACAACGAAATCGCCACCGAGAATCTCAAGAAGGCCGAGGCGGCGCTGGGTGGTGACGACCTGTCGCTGATGTACGCCGCGTTCGCCAAGCGGCCCGAGTCGCAGCAGGTGACCGAGCGGGCCGAGGACGTCGTCGCGAACTGAAAACTCCCGTCGCGACAGGGGATTATGCAGCTTGGAAAAAAAAGTGCGTAAGGTGCTTGACAAGAGCCTCCTCAAGCTGCATAGTCCGCTCACCCTCAAGGGGGCAGGAGAGTGAATATGAAGTGGTTCAAGGCGACAGAGGAACTCCGGGCGCTGGCCCCCAAGCTCGCGGAAGCCCGCATGGCGCTGGGCCTTTCGCAGGAAGAGGCCGGAGCCCGCATCGGCACCCATCAGACCGTTATTAGCAAGATTGATAGCGGCAAGTTCCCCGACACCTTCGGGGAGGTGCTGGCGAAGGCGCTGGTCGAGTACGCTCTCCTTCTGAACATGAAGGTGCCGGAGATGGTCGAGTCGGCCCGAGCCCGCGTCGTCGTGAAGCGGACCCGTGCGGCGCACGCCCGCCGGTTCACCCCGGCCCCGGCCCGCGTCCCGAACGAGGCGGCGCAGCTTGGCGTGCTGAACCTCGTCGCCTCCGGCTCGCTGAAGCCACAGGACGCTCTCGCCCTGCTCAAGAGCCTCTGAAACCGATTCCACGGGGGACGCCGTGACGACTTACGAGAAGCAGGAACTGCACAGCATCCTCGCCCGACTCCCGCCCGGACCGTGGCACGCGAAGGGCGACACAATCTACGCGGGCGACCGAATCGTCTGCGTCGTGATGGAGTGGCAGAACGACAACCACATCGCGGAGCAGCTTGCCCGGCTCCCCGACCTCATCGCGGCGACGGTGTCGAGGACGTCGTTTGAGGAACTGGAAGAGAAGCTCGCAACCGCAGAAGCGAAGGTCGAAGAACTGGAAGACGCCCTGTCCGACCCATTGGACGGCGAGTAACTGACCGAACCACCCTCCACCAAAGGGCCACCACCATGTCAGAGATTTACGGCGGCGCGAAAGCCGTCATCGCGAACTACGGACCTTCGGGCTCCGGCAAGACCACCGACCAGCTTTACAGCTTCCCGAACGGGCTCTTCATCGCCCCGCCGGGAGCCATCAAGCCCGCCCACAACGTCGTCGGATTCGTGCCGGACACCGTCGAGGCGTCCAGCATCATGGAGGCGACGAAGCTCCTCAAGGAGGCCGCGAAGGTTGGCAAGTACGATGCCGTCATCGTGGACGATTTCTCGCTCCTGTCAGAGTCCACGGTCAACGCGCTGGAGAAGAAGCTGACCGGCTTCAAGCTGTGGGGCGCGATTCGCGACTACGTCTTGGAGTTCCGTGACACGGCCCGGCACGTTGGGATGCACGTTGTCCTCACCGCGCACGAATCGACGCCGCGCACCGTCAACGGCACGTTCGTTCGCGGCGGTCCCCGCCTCCCCGGTCGTCTGCCGGAGGACGTCCCGACAGCTTGTGACCTCGTCCTCCGCGCTGCCTTTGAGCAGAGCAAGCGTGGCTGGCACGCGGTCTACCGCTGCACCGTGGACGACCCCAACTGGGTCACGAAGGACAGGCACGGCGTCACGCCGGACCGCGCCCCCATGAACACCGCCGAGATTCTTCGCATGGCGGGCTATGAGATTCGCCGTGCGCCGGGGCTGGAGTGGCAGGAGGGCATCGTGGACGCGCTCTCCAAGCTCCTTGTCGCGGAGCCCGACAGCGAGGCGGGGCTGATGCAAGAGGCCATCTCAATCTGCAACGAGAAGACCGACAACCCGCTGCACGTTCGCTGGGTCATGCGCGACTCGCTCGACCGCGCCGCGCTCATCCGGGCGAAGCAGAACGTCCTCGCGATGTTCCTCGACAATCCGCAGTAGGTCGAAACCGATTCCGAATCGGGGCACCACCCATCGTTCCCACGCCCCGCGAACCTTCCGAGTCAGCAGGAAGCAAAACTGGCTGGCACCGCCACAGAACGCACGGGAACGCGACACCCTGTGGCAAACGGAGAGCAAGATGGCAACGCAGCATGAGGTGGTCGTCAACCTGTCGGGCGACACGGCCCGCAACCCCGGCGCGGACTTCAGCAAGATGCCGACCGGCGCGTACAAGGTCACCATCACCGAGGTCGTGACCCACAAGGACGGCAACAGCAAGCAGGTGCAGACGGTCGTCTCCGACGGCGAGTTCTCCGGGGCGCAGCAGCGTGTGTTCTTGGGCCTCGACTTCACCAAGACCGGCAACCGACGCTCGCTGCGCGGTGCGCTCCTCTCCGTCGGCGTCCCCGCCACCAAGCTCGACGCGGGCGACTACGGATTCTCGTGGGACGCGCAGTTCGTCAACAAGACCGGCTACATCTACTTCACCGCGAAGGACGAGAACGACAGCAACTCGCAGCCCAAGCGTGAGTTCATCACGCCCGAGGCGTACCAGCAGTTCATCAAGGGCGCGGCGGCGGCGTCGAAGAGCGAGGACACGGCCAGCGAGGCCGGTCCGTCCCTCAACGTCGGCTCCGTCCCCCAGCCGTCGTCCACGGGCAAGCTGCGCGGCATGATTGGCTAGGCCAGCTAATGCCCGCGCTTCCATGCGGTGGGGTCAGAGACTGATGCTCTGACAGGGCGAGCGGAGGTGGTCCGCTCGCCCGCTTTCTTTCAAAGGGGTGACACATGGAAGCAGAGGTCGTTCAGAACGCCATCGTCGGAATGCTCATGGGGCTGGTCTGCGGGATGATTCCCATGATTCTCGCCATCAAGAAGGGGCGGGAAGGTTTCGCCATCGCGTCGGTTGTCGTCTGCGGCATCGCGGGTGCGGTGCTGGGCCTCATCCTCGCTGCGCCCGCTGCGGGCATCCTCGCGGCGCTCGTCGGCACGATGGAGACGACGAAGAAGGACGGCAAGTAGATGCGCCGCTTCCTCATCGGCGCAGCCCTCGCGCTGCTCACTCAAGCCTGTGAGAAGACCTGCAAGTCGGAGTGCGCGGACTACGCACGACAGCAGCTTCGCGAGGTTGGCTTTGAGCCCGTGAAAGCAAACAAAGCGATGTTCGACGCGCAGGTCGAGTTCTGTATGCCCATTTGCGAGCGCCAGCACCAGCGTGCGAAGGCGCTCAAGGCCAGCGGCGGCGACGAGCCGCTCTAGGAGACTCACATGAGCCACGTTCGACAGATGATTCCCGCCCCGGCGGGCTACTACGCAACCTTCGCAGAGGTGACCGGCGAGACGTACACCCGCCCCGTCGTCGCCATCGTCATCATGCAGGACGACGCCGACAAGACGGAACGCTGGACCGAGTACCGCGTCACGAATCATCACGGTGACCTCTTCAACCCCGTTGACGAGACAAACTTCGTCGCGCTCCGTTGGGCGAACGACGGGCTCTCGCCGGAGGACGAGGCGCGAGAGACCAAACGCGCCATCGAAAGCGTCAAGCGGGAGCATGAAGAGATGCTTTTCCGAATCGAGGAGGGCAAGGAGAGGAAGCGTCTCGCGGAAGAGCGCGAGCAGCAGAACCGAAAGGCGATGGAGGAGTTCAACGAGCGGAACCGAAAGGCTCGCGAGGAAGCGGGCCTCACCACGCCGACGCTCGCTGACCGGCTCTCCGGCACGGGCACCCAGCAGTAGGACGACACGGGCTCGCTCCGTCGGAATCGGTTCCGGCGGGGCGGGCCTTTCACATTGTGCGGGGACACGCGATGGGCATCGGTGGAAGGAATCTCGTTCTGCTCAACGGCTTCGACGCCGAGAAGATGGGCGCTCGCTGCGACCTCTG